AATCCTATTCAACTTTATACATCTAGTATGACTAATGATAAATATGAAGATTTAACACAACGCTTTGATTTACGTTTTAATCATCCAGTCAAATCTTTATTTTGGGGCATAAAAGATAACCGAGTTGACTTGAGTAGTGTTGATTTATCACACAATTTATTTGATAATACTACAGGTGTATTATATTATAATTATTGGAGAAATGCTAACTATTTACGTGAACAAATGAAAGAATGTAATTTAGTTATGAATGGTAAAGATGTTACTGAACCATTAGAACCACAATATTTCCGTTTTGTTCAAGATTATCAACATCATCTTAATAGTTCATTATTGAATGTATATAATTTAAATAGAACCAGTAATAAAGCACCTAATTATAAGGCTAATATATATCCAATAGGTATGGGTTTCTATAATTATAATTTTGCTTTTAATCCAACGGAAACTCAACCATCTGGATCAGTCAATTTTTCAAAATTAGAACAAGCACAATTGAAGATGAAGTTATATCGTGATACTGATAATTTTACTTACAGTGCTACATCACTAACAAGTAATTTAACTGCTAAATATATCAATATATATGCGTTAAATATAAATATATTGAGAATTATGAGTGGTAAGGCTGGTTTAGCATTCGCTACATAATATAGCTTTTTTTCATTTGATATAATAAAATAATACTATTATGTCAAACGCAAGAATTATGTTACTCGCAATAGGCGAGCAAGATAGTATGATTAATCAGAATGCTGAATATACTTTCTTTCAACGTGATATAAAAACTCATACACAATTTGGAACTGATTGGTTAGTTGTTAGAAATAATGATAAGAATAATACTAATTTTATTGTTGATAATATGGGATTAGATATACACGTTCCTATAAATGGTGATCTATTAATAGATGTATATTTACGTATTAAATTAGACGCATCTACTCAATGGGATTATTCAGGTAATAGTGGTTCTATGGCTACAAATACTTACGCATTAGAAACATTTGTAAATATAATAGATACTGTTCAATTTATACATAATAATAAAGTTATAAGTGAATTAGATAGTTTATATATTTTATCTTATTATGACTTATATTTAAATCAGCAACAGAAGAATGAATTAGTTCCTATGGTATCATATGAATATGCTAAAATTGGTGCTCAATCGTCAGCATCATCACCGTCATTTATAAACTTATATGTTCCTTTACCATTTTGGTTCCACAAATCACCAATGAACGCATTTCCATTATGGGCTATAAAAGATAATAATATTACTATAAGAGTTACTCTTAAACAATTTAAAGGACCATCTACACGTGCTATAAGAGATATTGAATGTTTATATAAATATGGTTTTTTAACACCTGAAGAAAAGGAACGCTTTACAAGCTTACCATTAGAATATATTATTAAACAGGTTAATAGAGTAGATAGAGTGCGTGTTACTGCGAATAGCACTTATAAGGTGACTATACCACAAACACATTATATGGAATATTTAATGTGGAATATATCATTAATGGAGGGATATCAAAATACCAACAATAATATAGCTTTTAGAAAACTGATAGATGGACTTAAGAGAGCATCTATAAACATTAATGGAAATATGTTAGTTGATACAACTAGCGATTATTATAAATTAGTTCAAAGATATGAACATTTTAAGTGCGATAGCGCTTTTAAGATTTATGAATATAATGATATAAGTTCAGCACAATCATTAATATTACATCCAAATGAATATAATACATATCCATTCTATTACTTAAATAGTTTAGGTAGTAAGTTTGTTCCAATATTACCATTATATACTTATTCATTTGGTTTAGAACCTGTACAGAATAAAGATACTGGCTTCTTAAGTACTGAACAATTTACACATAGTCAATTGACATTGGAGTTTAATAATTTAAGTGATATAACTAATAATAATCTACAATTTGCTGAATGTAATGTATATTTAGTTCGTCATAATATTATAAGAATAAAAGATGGCATATTGAATGTATTATTTGCTTAAGAATGAAAAATTATATTTTCTCGTAAAAATATTTTCTATTGTTATTATATAATATTTAATTCAAAATGGCTGGTGGTTTAATGCAATTAGTTGCTTATGGTGCTCAAGATATTTATTTAACTGGTAATCCACAAATTACCTTCTTCAAGGTCGTCTATCGTCGTCACACTAACTTCGCAGTTGAAGCTATTGAACAAACTTTCAATGGTGCTGCTGATATTGGTCGTCGTTTCACTTGTACAATTGCTCGTAATGGTGATTTATTACATCGTTTATACTTACAAGTTGATCTTTCAGCTGTTACTAACGTTGGTAGTAACGGTTTCTTAGGTTTCCAATTATTAGACTATGTTGAAGTTGAAATTGGAGGTCAAGTCATTGATAAACAATATGGTGAATGGATGGCTGTTTGGTGTGACTTAACTCATACTTTAGACCAAGCTATTATGTTAAGTCAATTATTAGATGGTGCTAATACTGCTAATACTTCATTAGATAGATTACATGTTCCATTACAATTCTGGTTCTGTCGTAACCCAGGTTTAGCATTACCATTAATCGCTCTTCAATATCACGAAGTTAAGATTAATGTTCAATTTGTATCAACTGCTCCTAATTGTGTTGGCCCTGTTGGTTCAACATACTTACAAAATACTACCGTTTGGGCTGATTATATTTTCTTAGATACTGATGAACGTCGTCGTTTCGCTCAGGTATCACACGAATATTTAATTGAACAAGTCCAATATTCAAATGCTTTAACTATTGCTGCTGCTGCTACTACTACTCAACATGAATTACGTTTCAACCATCCTGTTAAAGAATTAGTTTGGTTAGTTGATCCATCATCATCAGTTACTACTTTTGATGGTTATTTAATTAGTTCAACTGCTTTATTACAATTAAACGGTCAAGATCGTTTCAAACGTCGTTCAGGTGATTATTTCACTAAAGTTCAACGTTACGAACATCACACAGGTGCGGGACGTTCATATGTCTTAAACGCATTAACAGGTGCTGCTGGTAATCCAAACTTTAACACAGTTTTACCAAATACTCACGTCTATTCATTTGCTCTTAAACCAGAAGAACATCAACCATCCGGAACTTGTAACTTCTCACGTATTGATAACGCAGTATTAAACTTAGAATTCTTAGCTGCTAGTTCATCATCCGCTATTCCATCATCAACTATTCCATCAGGTGGTGCTGTCTTAAAAGTCTATGCTGTCAACTACAACGTCTTACGTATTATGTCAGGTATGGGTGGTTTAGCATACTCTAATTAAGAAGTTTACTTATATGTCATTCTCATTACATAAATATTATGAGAATTACAAAAAAAAATCTATAGTAATAGTATAAATATAAAGAAATATGGCTGGTGGTTTAATGCAATTAGTTGCTTATGGTGCTCAAGATATTTATTTAACTGGTAATCCACAAATTACCTTCTTCAAAGTCGTTTATCGTCGTCATACTAACTTCGCAATTGAAGCTATTGAACAAACATTTAACGGTTCTGCTGATTTAGGTCGCCGTGTTACTTCTACTATTGCTCGTAATGGTGATTTATTACATCGTATTTATTTACAAGTTGATGTTGATTTATCAAATACAAACCCAGCTTTAGCGGCAGGTGTTTTCTCATATTATGGTTTTCAATTATTAGACTATGTTGAAGTTGAAATTGGAGGACAAGTTATTGATAAACAATACGGTGAATGGATGGCATTATGGTGTGATTTAACTTTACCATTTGACCAATCACGTATGTTAGAATATATGGTAGACCCTACTGAATTTGGTATATCAAATGCTGATCCAAATCGTTTACATATTCCATTACAATTTTGGTTCTGTCGTAATCCAGGTTTAGCATTACCATTAATCGCTTTACAATATCACGAAGTTAAGATTAATGTTCAATTTGAACCAGCTTCTATATTCTCAACAAATGCTATTCCATATACTACAACCGGACAATATTTACAAAATGTAACAATATGGGCTGATTATATCTTTTTAGATACTGATGAACGCCGTCGTTTTGCGCAAGTGTCACACGAATATTTAATTGAACAAGTTCAATTCTCAAATGCTTTAACAATTAACACTAATTCAACAACAGTTCAACACGAATTACGTTTCAATCATCCAGTTAAAGAATTAGTCTGGTTAATTGATCCATCAAATAATACAGCAAACTTTACAACATATCAACCTTGTTCAGATGCTTTATTACAATTAAACGGTCAAGACCGATTTAAGCGTCGTTCCGGTGATTATTTCACTAAAGTTCAACGTTTTGAACATCATAGTGGTTGTGGTCGTTCACTAAATTCAACAGATAGATCATCAACTGAAGATGAAAGTAATGTATTCGCTCAAACACATATTTATTCATTTGCTCTTAAACCAGAAGAACATCAACCATCAGGTACTTGTAATTTCAGTCGTATTGATAATGCTGTATTAAACTTATCATTTGCTACTTCACGGGCGGCTGGTTATCCAACCGTTGCTCAAATTGCGGCTGGAACTGTATTGAAAGTCTATGCTGTCAATTACAATGTTCTTCGTGTTATGTCAGGTATGGGTGGTTTAGCATACTCTAATTAAGAAATATGTTATTT